TAAAATTGAAGAAGAAGGGTTTAGAAAAAAACTTAAACAAATTGATGACAATTACCAAACTGAAAAAACTAAATTAGAGGAGCAGAGAGCTCAGAATCTTATTGATGAATTTACTTATCAAGCTCTATTAAACGGGATAACAGCCGAGATGCTAAAGAAAAAGATAGAGTTATATACCGCAGCTAACAAAGAGGTAAATGACTTAACTAATCAGGAGAAGATAAACGCTGCGGAAGCTTATCAAATGTTAATAAACGAAAGAGACGCTGCGTTAAGTAAGTTTAGTGAGATAGGGGGAATGTTAGAGGAGATAGCTGGAGAGGAAGAAAAATTACAAGGACTAAGAAAAGCTGGTATAGCTATTACAAGAGCTGCTGCTGTCGCTGAATCTATATTTACATTACAAAAAGAATTAGGTAACTTAGCCGACAGACAAAAAGCTATGTTAGCTATACAAACTCAAATTGCTGAAGCTGGAGGTATAGGAACTACTATAGCTGCTGGATTCGCTAATCTTTTTAAAGCTGGAACATATGCGGCTGCTGGTGTAACAAGACAATCAGGACTTATATTTCCATTTAACTTAATAGCTATGGCTGGAACAATAGCTGCTATTATTGGTGTTATAGCTAGTGTTAAAAATCTTTTTGGCGGAGATTATGGAGCTTCAGCAGCTGGAGCTTCTTCACCTGCTAGTGGTGGAGGTTCTTCTTCAGGCGGTGGAAGTGGAGGTATGATGTCCTTAATGACTTTTGGGGGAAGGCATACTACAGTTGGTAATATTTCAAGTTACGCTGCTGGAGGTATGGTTCATGGTAAGTCTCATGCTCAAGGTGGAGAAAAGTTCGCTGTTGGAGGTAGAGTAGTAGAATTAGAAGGAGGAGAAGCTGTTATAAATAAAAGAAGTACATCTATGTTCAGAAGTCAATTATCAGCTATGAATTACGCTGGTGGTGGAGTTAAATTTGCAGATGGAGGAGTAACTAATATTCCTTCTTTTGCTCAAACTCAGTTCCAAGTTGATGGACAAAAACAGTTAACTGGAGCAGCGGCTCAAAGGTCAAAAGTGGTAGTAGTAGAAGCTGATATAACTAAGTCTCAAAATACAGTTAGTGCTATTGAGTCTGAAGCAGCGTTTTAATATAAATTAAAAATTTAACAAATGTTTGTTGATAAAAAAGTAAAACAAGAAAGGATATATACTTGTAAAAAGTGTGATTTTTACAGAAATTTTTTAATGTTAAAAAAACCTAAATGGAATTGGGGAGCGAGATGTGGTAAATGTTCCTGTTTCTTAAATGCGAAAGCAAGTCTTACTAAAGATTATTTTGGAGAGTGTCCTTTAGGTAAATGGAAAGAGTAACCAATAACTTATAATATGAGTATAGAAGTAATAGCACACAAAATTAAAGGTGATAAAAGAAAAGAAATAATGGATAGTGTAGCGAATAATAAAAAGCACATGGATTCTAAAAACAAATATCATCCTACAAGTTTGCCGTTTTTGTTTTCAGAATGGCATAGACATTTTCCTAATATTAAACAACATATTAATTGTAGTAGTTGTAGAAAAGCTGTAACAAAGTTTTGGACAGATGTTACTAAATATTGGGAAGAATAGTATGGCTCAAAGAGAAAATAAAGCACATATAATAACAGAATATATTGATTTATTATATGGTGAACTAAAATTAAGATTTGGAGATGAGCCCCAAATAAAAGATATACTTTCTCATTTAATTGAGAAGGGAATGATAGAGCCAAAGAGGCTAAGGAATTATATGGTAATTAAAGATTTTGATGATTTACTTGTTAGTAATAAAGGTAATAGAACACATAGTTTTATAGATTTGTCTATCAAATATGACATAACTGAAAGAACAGCTCAGAATATAGTATATAAGGAGAGAAATAAATCAATGTTAAAACGAAATGTTAGGTCATAAATCTTTTTTCCATTTTTTTCGTAAGTGTATAATTATTTAAAATTATTTTTGTAAAATGAATAATAAACAAAGTTGGTATTCAATAAACGCAAAGAAAACAGAGCAATACGCTGATGTTTATTTGTATGATGAGGTTGGAAGTTATGGCGTTTCCGCAAAAGAATTCGTTAACGATATTAAATTATTGAAGGGTAAAGACATTTATCTTCATGTAAATTGTGTTGGTGGAGAGGTTTTTGATGGAATGGCTATATACAACACTCTTAAAAAATATAAAGGTAAGGTTGTAGCTTATATAGAAGGGATAGCTGCTAGTATGGGTAGTATTATTCCGTTAGCGGCTGATGAGATTATAATGTCAGAAAATTCTTTATATATGATACATAATGCTTGGGGAGGAGCAATGGGAGAGGCGAGTGATATGAGGAAAACAGCTAACCTTCTAGATAAGTTAAGTGCTGAAATAGCTAATATATATAGTAAAAAAACAGGATTACCAATTTCTCAACTTGAAGAAATGATGGATGAGGAAACTTGGTTCAATTCAGAAGAAGCGTTACAATATGGATTTATTGATAGAGTGTCAGATGCGGTTATGGTTGCAGCTAAATACGATATGAGTAAATTTAAAAATAAAACTCAAAAAGAAATCGTAAATCAATTTAATAATAACAAAAAAGGTAAAAAAATGACTGAAGAATTAAAATCATGGTTTGGCAAGAAAGTTGAGGAAATTGTTGCTGCAGTTAAGGGTGATGTTACTCCAACGGAAGTGCCAGAAGTAAATGTTATTTTAGCTGATAATGAAGAAATCTCTAACAAGCTTTCTGAATTAGAGTCTAAAGTATCTGAAGTTAATACTTTATCAGAAGCTAAAGACACTGAGATTTCAGAGTTAAAAGCTGAGATAGAGAGATTAACAAGCAAGTCTAACGCAAAAGGAACTGATATCTCAACTGAATCAGACCCTGAAGTTGTAGAGACAGAAGAAAAAGTAAGTAATGAAGTAGCGTTTTTTAATGCATTAGCTTCTGAAATAAGTAATAATTAATAATTTTAAAAGAAAAAGAAAATGGCAAATATAGCATTAGATGGATTAGGAGCTAATTACAAAGGTACTTACGCTTCAAAAATCTTATTAGAACCAATGTTTTCAGGGGATGATATTATGAGACACTATACTATTTATCCTAATGTGAAATACAAAAAGAATCTTATGTTGGCTCCTAAATTACAGGGAATTACAGCTGTAAATACAGGATGTGCGACAACAAACACTTGTGATCCAGCAGGATTCACAATAGAACCAAAAATAATTACAGTAGAAAATGTTTCTGTAAAACAAACACAATGTTGGGATGAGTTCAAAGACCAAGTTATTGTAGAGTCTTACAAGAGAGGTTTAAATATGTCTGACCTTTCAGGTACAGAATTAGCAGATGTAATTATAAATAGAGTAAGAGATGGTATTAGATATGACATGACAAGAAATATGTGGTCAGGTAATACTTCAGCGGGTGTTATTGCACTTGACTGTACTTACGATGCAATGGGTAATGGTCTATGGAGAACATTATCAGATGGTAACGCAATTAACGCATCAACTCAATTAAGAGAAGTTACTGCTGCTTCTACAGCTGCAGCTAACCTTGTTGCTGTTGGTGGGGCAATTGCTCCAGCAGATGCTGACTTATTATTACAAACAGTATTTGATACTGCTCCAGCTGAATTACAACAAGTTCCAGCTTCAGAAAAGAGAATGTTTGTTACTCCAAATGTTTACAATGCATACTACGGAGCTCTTACAACTATCGCTTCTGCAGGTGCGGTTGATTATGGACATTCAGAGGCTCAGTCAGGTGTTAACTACAACAGATTAAGATATAGAGGTGTTGAGATAGTTCCTATTTACCAATGGGATGACGCATTTACAACTTTAGGTGCAGCACAACATCCATCATTATTTACAGCTGCAGCAGCAGGTACAAAGCCTACAAACGGATGTATCTACGCAGCTAAAGATAATTTATTTATCGGAACTGATGTTGCGTCTCCTGACACACAATTAAAAATGTTCTATGATGATGCATCAGAGAATATGTATGTTAGAGCTAACTTCACTATGGGCTTCCAGTATGGATGGAACTCTCTAGTTAATGGAGGTATGCTAGTATAATAAGTAAGTAATTAATAACAATTAAAATTTAAAAAAAATGGCAATAGATACAGGTTTAGCGATTACTTGCACTGACTTACAAGCAACTGGAGGTATATCGCAGATATTATTGAGAAGTTTCGCTACGGGCGATACATGTACATATGACAATTCAGCTACAAACCACGCTATTTCCTCTATAAAAGATACAGGAGGAGCTACAGCTACTTGGTATGTTTACGAGTTTAAAAACGAAACTCCAACATTATCAATAGCAGCTACTAAAGAGAATGGTTCAACAGCGTTTGAGTGTACTCTAGCATTTTACCTTAGCCGTATGGCTTCATCTAAATTTCACGAATTACAAAATCTTTTGAATGAGTGTATGATGGCTATAGTGGTTGACACTGCAGGTAATAACTGGGTAGTTGGATTAAGTGAAAAGTACGCAAACGAAGATGTTTTAACTAGAAACCAAACATACCTTAATTTATCAGGTATGGAGGGTAATACGGGAGCTGCTTATTCTGAAGAAAATGGAATAACAGTTACTTTAATGGCTAGACAATTTGAGTTACCAAGAGCGTACACTGGTACTCTTACTGTTGATACATCAGCATTAACAGCTACAACAAACTAATATTAGTTTAAAGAAAATGTAAGGGGGGTAAAACCCTCTTACATCTTTTTTATTATAATGTGTGAATGTGAAAATAATGCTGTAGATTTACAGCAATTAAAAATATATACTATTATGGCAGAATATAAAGCAAAATTATCATCAGGTACTACATATAAAGATGGTGTTAAAATTAAGTGGGCTACAGCTACTAATGAAGAAC